GGAGTCCCGCCCAATCTAACCAGTGCCCTATATCCAGGTAAGGGCATTTTGCTACCTTATTAGGTGTGAAGAACTGGCGAAACACCGTTACCAGATTCAGCCGAGATAGACAGCTTAACCTTATCCTCAACGGAAGCAGAGGTCTTGATACTCGAAGCCTTTACCGTAAAGGCGTAGCCTGTCGTACCGCCGTACAACACTCGAATAACAAAGTCGTTACCAGCATCGTAGGCAGCACGAAGTTTGAGATACGCGGTATCTGCTGGTTCAAAATCTGCTTCCATGGAAACAGAATAATCTGCCAAGGCAGCCACGCGCGAACGGATGCGACCATCATTAAAAGCAGTGCTGTCAAGCAAATCGGTGGTCTCGTCGAGATCAAGAGACATAACACCATCTGCCTCAGAGTACGTGGCAGACATACCAGTTGCAATGCTGACAACCGTATTGTGTCCAAGAATCGGCATTTTCTGTCCTCCAAAGACGGGTTATATTATACTATTCTTTGATGAAAATGTCAAGGTAAATAAGAAACAAATCTCGCTGTTGTCTATCTTTACCCTGATATTGTGGAGCGCCCTGGTTGTTTAATGACCCAAGAAAACCTGTTACATCTTGTGCCTGAAGTTCTAGCCAAATGTTTTCTGCTTTATTCCTAGTTGTAATGAAATCACCTTGAGGGCCTCGTACATAGATATTCAGACGCATTGGCCTGAACGAGTCTCTAGAGGTGCTCATATAGGCGTGTGGTTGTTTGAATCCTGACGTGGTTAAAATAAAAACACTATCAGAAGGTAAAACATCGTCTTCTCTGATAGGTCCAATAAAAACCTTGCCGACAGTACACACGCCTGCGTTGATTAAATGTGTCCTTACAGCTTCATCTGGCTGGCTCATTTTAACCGCCGTCTGGTGTGTAAGGAACGTCTGAACGCTGACTCTTGAAGCTTTGTTTTTTGAGTGTAAGAGCTTGTGCTAAATACCGGTGGATTGAGTCTTTCAAATTGCTAACATTTGCCGAAACGCTAGTCATGAACCATGGATTAACGGCGTGAACTTTCTCGGCATAATCCTTTGATATAGGACCGCCGAAGCCCATTACCACACCGAACACTCGGCTGCCTAAACGCTTTACTTTCGATACGAAACCAGAGTTAGCCAACGCACCAGTTTGCTTTGGTGCACTTTCTTTTGCGCGTTCCATGAGGATACATGAGCCAGTTTCCACACCGGCTTTAGCAGCGCTTTCAAGATTTGCTTTAATGATTGCGACGTTAGCCCTAACCTGTTTAACTGTCATGGCTACACCCACAACTCGTAGTGATGAATATCGCCAAACTCGCTAGGTAGTTCTTTGAACATCACCGGTTCTCTAGCATATGCAGGAGATGCACCAGACGCGTGTTCAAACAACCATATACGAACGTTTCTCTTAAGAGCTAGACTACCATCCATGTATACTCTGTGTGTCGTCAGAACAAACTCACCTGGAAATTTCTGTATTAGTTGTTCCCAGTTTTCAACACGTGCGAGTGTAGTAGCAGCAGAACTATATTGTGTTTCTCCAGCAATATTTATTGTTGCCGAAGAAAATGCGTACGCAACCACTTGAGTAAACTGTAACTTTAGTTGAGGATCTATCATGATTAATCCTCATCGTCACTGTTTTGTTGCTCGATGTCGTGAACACCTAAGGTCACGTGTGGTTGATCGAGGTCGTCGTTATCTTCTAATTCATCTTTCTCAGAGACAAACACACCACCAGCGTATGGTCGCGGCAGAATACCGTCACCACCACCGAACGGAAGTTCACCGGCGCCACCAGCACGCAAACGATCGGCCAGTTTCATGTAATGGTTCATACGCTCTGCCGCACGAACCTCTAACTGACCATTCTTAGTATCTACTTGAAGAGCAAACTCAGCAACTAACATTTCAGCTGCACACGCAGCGGCGTATGTTGGAATAGTTGTCGTCGAGAAGATTGAATAAATCTCATCGTCGTCCAGCAAGGCGTTGCTGCTGTTCACGTCACCGATAAGTCGACGGACCTTCATAAGAAGGGCCGTCGACGTTGTACCGGTCAACAACTGAGGCGTATAGGTGAATGCCACCGACCACCTCTATTTCTTACGGGTTAGGATCCAGATACATAACAACGATGTCTGCATCCAATTCCGTATGGGCGGAACCCAGTTGATACACAAGAGACTTAGCCGTTGTCACAACGTGTGGTTCGAAGGTGTTTACTGCACCATTCAAATCAACGTGCATCAACACACCAAGTGTAACGGCCCCGGCAATAATCGATGGTTGCTTTACACCAGACGCCGAGGTAGCCAAACCGTCAATAAGACCGTCGGTATCTCCGCCGGACTCGCTGGAAAGCAAACCAACGTCGATGGTCTTGGTAGTAGCTGTCGACTCTGCTGTAGCAATCTGAACCCAGACACCAAGAATGACAGCCCCCGTGGGGAAATCAAACCCGGTATCCTTTTCGCCGGTCGTCAAAGACGACACTGGAACCTTGTGGATACGGAGTGCAAAAGCATTACCTGGAACGATACCGCCCCCGGCACGCGCTTTCCCACCCGTGAGTTTATTGATTGGCACCGTCTTGCTCCTCTTTCAACTTTTGTTTTCGAGTCTTGGGCGGCTCAACACCGCACTGGACCATATAACGGTACTCAACCAACGATTGCGTGCGACGGGAGGGCTCCAACTCGACGATATCGCCAACTTGGAGCACCTTCCCATTCGCCGTGAAGGCTTTGAGTACCTTAAAAGGTACCAACATTACGCCACCACGCTAAGCAGCATGTACCCGAGGGCAGATGCCGTGACCTTATGGTCAAAGTTTACTTCGAGTTCGACCTTTTCGACTTGCTCTTCAGCGTTGTCAAACCGGCGAACCACAGCACCCTCTGCATTGAACGCCTTGTTGCCGCCGCTTTGAACGAACGACACACCAGCCGTAGGAGCAGGGTTTACACCAGACACAGCCGAGTTGCGGTGCAACAGCAAGAAGTGCTTGCCGAAGATAGCAGCCTTGGTTGCGGTCTTACCGTCAGCACCCGACGCCTTAATTGCCTTGCCGACGTAGATTTTGTCCAAGCCAAACAAGCGCGCAAGCATTTCAGGCGTTACAGACTCAGCAGAGGTATACTTCAACTGATCGAGGATGTCGGGATGACGCTTCAACTTTTGAAACACGGCGTACGACGTGACCGCGATGTTGGGAAGCAAACCAGTGTTCTCAAGGATCGTGGCTTTGCCGGTCTCGATGTCACTGTGGGGGTCGGAAGCCGCAAAATCCGACCATTGGTTTGTCGGAGTAACGCTGGACCCCCAAATGCTGGCAGCGAAGAAGCTGGATGCCCAATCAACTTCCTTCCGGATCATACGAGCCGACATGAGTTGAACAAGAGCTTGCTTTCGCAAGTCAAGTGGATCATCAGCTTGATCCAGCTGGTCGTAGGTTAGTGGAACATGCTCAGCGTAGACATCGCAGTAATACGAGTCGTTCGAGAGCGTGAATCCACGGCCTTCGGACTTAGCACCAGCAACTCGTTTTTGCATCGAGTCGCGCAAAAGGTCTTCAGGCGTCCAGATAAAATACTTATCTGATTGCTTGGCAACCTTTACGAGCGGGAAAACTTCGTCACTGACGAAGTTACCAGCATCTTGCCGAACCTGAATCGCGAGCTGCGTCAGGGGCTTGTCAATATGCGTTTCCGCACGGGTAGGAGACGACATTTTCTACCTTCCTATTAGGCCGCGCGGCCAGGGTTGAGACAGTTGATAACAGCAGTGATCAGAGCACCATCGTTGTCGCTATCGATCTTCAGTGCACGTCCGCAGTTAAATGCGGTCGTCGAGGTACCTGCCGTAAGAGCAGCTGCTCGTGAAGTCGAGTCAACGCCAAGAATGGCATCCAAGGCGATGTCGGTACCACCAACACGCAGAGGAGTCTGACCAAAAACACAAACCTCAGCCATTTCGTTCAGAGCCGGACGGTTCTGAAGAACACCGATTGGTCGGTCGGTAGCTGCGGTGCAGGGGTGGACGTTACCACTAGCATCCATCTTGACGAAGATGTATTGCTGGCTTGCGGCCGACATATCGGACGCTGCGGTAAACGTGAAGTTTACTTGACTACGGATTAGCGACGGCATTTGTTATTGCCCCTTCTGTTCTGCGAGGTATGCGCGGTAAAGTTCGGGGTCGAGCGAAAGAGCCTTCGCTACGCCGTCCGAGTAGGTTTTTGCCTGACCGTTAGCTTGTAGTTCCTTGGCCTTCTTCTCGATTCGTTCCCATGCACCCTGATTTTGCGTAGGGGCTGCATTATCGGAACCGATTGGCGCCATGGTCTTTTCGAGCAGTGCTTCAATACCTGTCAAAAGCTCTTCAACTTTCTTCGAGGTTTCTCCGCCGGCCGACTTGCGAAGCGTCACAAACAGCGCACCGAGTTCTTGAGCAGCCATGGGGATGTTCTTGAAAGACTTCTCGCACTTGGCGATTTCTTCCTGAACTTCACGCAGGGTCTTTTGCTCGTCGAGACTCTTTTGCAGCTCGATAATCTTCTGTTGGGCTTCTTTTTGCGACTTTTCGAACTCTACGAGTTGGGCCTGAACTTCTTGGGGAAGCTCAAGCTGCTTTTGTTCTGCGGGCTTTTCCGCTTCTTGGTTTTTTTGGTCTTCCATTGCTACCAATCCCAAAAGGCCAGGGTTAAATCTGTCTCCAAGCTCATCCATCAGCTTACGAAACATTTCGTAAGCGTGATCTTCTGACTTGAGCATTAAAAACTTGCGCTGGTTGGCAGGCTTACCAACCAAAGAAACAGTATGAACAACTGCTCTTTTTACTTGACGCGACATGTGCGGTATTATACCGCATCCTAAAAAAATAGTGTAAAAAAACCGCCTATATAGGCGGTTCAGTGTGATTAAGTGTGTTTTTTTATTCAAAAAGTGGTTACTGTCCAGGTTACAATACCACTTTCCGATACCTTTAGATTTACTATTCTCAGTTTTTTATCCATGATCTTCTTCTGTAAGTATTTGTTTTGTTTGAACAATGTCTCAGCAGTGTTCTGTACTCGTTTTAGTGAAGCTGCCCCGCCATATACAGTAGTCATTCTTTGTTCTCCAAGCGTTGGATTTCGAAGTTAAGATAGTTGATGGCTTTTTTCAGATCAGGGATTGCCGGTCCTTTCTTACCAGCTCTCCACACATACTTCATAACACAACCCAAGTTATAACTAAGTTCTAAAGCGTCAATGATTTCACGGCACTCAAAAGAACCTGCTTTGTAATATGAGTTTGGGTCTGGTGTTTGTGTAACAAACAATTCTGGAAAACCCTCTATATCTTGTTGATCCAGATTAAACTGTTTCATACATGTATTATCATTTTCATCTAGCCAGGTAACAATAACAGAGGTACTATCAACCGTCGATACCTCACCAGAACACCAGTCATTTTCTGTAGATAGCTTAAAAAGAACCTTATCACCAACACTCAGTTTTTGTGGCATAGTTTACTCCTAATCTCTTCTAGCGCTTTTTTGATTTCTTCCACATCATTAGAGGAATCATCGCTATCTGTCCACTCCACTGCTTTTAGAGCAGGTACCAAAATATGTAGAACTTCTGCTAGGTCTTTTCTAGACTGCTGTTGTTCTTCTGTTAGTGATGGTTTATAGTCACGAACTGGTAGATCACCATCTCTAAGACAGTCAGCAATGTATGAAAGCTTATAACAAAAGTAGTCCCAGCTACCGCCTGACATAATTATACTCCTGTGTATATTACGGATGTCGTTTCATTCTACAAGCGAAACATGTTGCGGCATTGTGTTTGCGTTTACTGACCGGTTGGTTTTCTTTTACCATCTTATCCAGTGTATCTAATTGCTCCGGTAATAGCATTACCTCGTAGTCGGATGATGACATAAAGGCAGTTGTACTGTTGTGTGAACGTACTACAATGTAGTTTACTGAAGCTGTTGAAAACGGCATGTTATCTTACCTTCTTTATTAGTTAGACTAGCACCTTTGAACTCGCCATGCACATACTCGTGGAGGTCAAACACAGCTTTGTTACACCAGAGAAAAGTAAAGTTGTACCTAACTC